ATCGAGGATTTCGAGCAGGATGATCTCCACCGCCTGGCGGATGATCTGCTCAAGTGGTTTGATGAAAACGAGGATGAGCCAGTGCTGCGCGCCTTTTTCGCACACCGCAACATCAGCAACAACCTGGTAAAGCAGATGATCGATGCAAACGAGTATTTCGCCGCTGTCTATGAGATTGCGCTGGCGAAACAAGAGAGCCGGATCATCAAGTGGGGACTGAAAAGCAAAAACGCAATGCCGATCTTTCTGCTAAAAGCGCTGCACGGATACTCTGATAATCCGCAGCCGGAGGAGATAGATGACCATATCCTGGTGAACAATTTTCCGAGTGATGAAGAAATGGAGCAGGCACGCGAGGCTCTCAAGGATGAGCGCCAGCGCGATGCGATGCTGATGATCCTCCAGGAGGAGGAGCGCGAAAAGCAATTCAAGAAACGCCAGGAGGGCGGCAAATGAAGCGGCGAGCCAAAACTATGAAAGAAATGGAGCAGGAGCGGCTGTGGGAACAGATGCTGCTGGAGGAACTGAAAAACCTGGATGATGTAACGCGCCAGCGCCTGCACTCCGAGATCCGCGACAATAACAAAAAGATATTTGAAATGCTGCATCCGCCGAAAAGCCTGCGCAAGAAGCACGGAGTTATTTATGCGATGTTTGAGAAACTGCTGTTTGATGGATTGCAGCAAGAGATTGAGCAGAAATTCAACACCATCTTTGTGCTGGCGAACAGTGATCCCTACCTCCATTAACTATCATAAACGAAAGTAGAATTTAGGAGCAGATTATGACATACGAGATCAGGCGAACACACCGCCAGGACAGCACCGACAGCAAGCTGATGCACACAGTGGAAACCAGCCGGGAGGATTTTGCGCGCGAGGTTTTCACTGACTATGCCGCCACTGTCCTTGATAAAGACACCGACAATTTCCGCTATGTTCGCTTTATCGAAAAGAGCGGCGGCTTTGTAAACGAGGCAATTGCATATCCGCAGGCGGAGGACATCCTGCCGCAGCCGCCAGCCTGGTATAATGGCGCTGGCTTCTATGACAAGAGCGATAACCTTATCCTGCGTTATGATGCCGGCAGAGACAGCGGCAGCTCCGCAGATGTTGCATTTCTTATTATCGGCGATTATCGCTATGGCATCACGGCGCTGCAGCCGCAAGCGCAAGCGCCGGATGAGGAACAGCCGGAGGAACTGACAGAGGAGCAGCGAGCCGCACATATCCGGCTGCTGGATGAGCTGCGCGAACAGATCACCAGCAAGCGCCGATAAAGATGAAATTCGGTGGCTTCCAAAATAGGCTCTAAAATTGACAATCTCAGCTCAAGTGTGGTCATCATACCAACAAATGGATAAAACTCCATAAACGAGAGATTTGACACCTTAAACAGGCAAATTAGGGAGGCGGAGGCATAGTGCAATGATAAAAAGAGGGCATTTCTATGCGAAACACCGAAAAACCAGCGGACATCCTGGCGGATCTCTACGATGGACAGGATGGCAAGCCGCTTACTCCAGCCGAGTTTCTCCAGGCACTCGGATCATTTCAAACCACAGCCGACACATTCAGCAAGTGGAAACACTCGCCGCTGCCGGATGAGCGAACTGAGACAGATGGCAAGCAGCCAGAAAATAAATCACAAGTGAGGACATACCTAATGCCAAACGAAACACTGCGCGATCCTGTAGCGGTCTATAACGCCGCAGAGGCGGCTCTTGACGCGATATACAGTGCAGATCTAACCGAAGCCGACACAAAGGCGGCGCTTGAGCAGCTGTGCGAAACCGCAGGCAAGATGCTCACTATACCCGGCTATGGGCGGCGCACCAGAGGCAAAACCACAACAATAAGCAACAACATAAGCGAGGACATCACCAATGGCTAAACACTACTACTACGAATATCAGGATACCATCACCGCCATCCTGGCGGAATACAGCAACAGCATCACCGATGCAAACCTTGATAAGGCGGCAGCCGCCGAACTGCTCAAAACCGACTATTACTATAAGCCGGAGGAGGAGAAAGAGCGGATGATGCGAGAAACGAAAGACAGCATCAAACGCAACCTATACCAGGCGGCGGCGAACAAAGTGGAGGCGGCACAGAACACGCTCCGGCGGCAATACAAAGTGGATGCTGACAAGATAGAGCGCAGCCGCATCCGGGCGCTCACCGGCATCCGCCTGATGGAGGAATACGCACAGCGGCACAGCATCGACCTGGAAACCGCCAGGCTGGAACTGAATGAATACGCCAAAATCCGCAAAAGCGGCTTCACCGAACAGATCGCCGACAAGTATGCGGCAATCCGCAACCGACACGAACTGAAAGGCGAGGATAGCCACAAGGCATTTCGCTTTGAGCAGGATGAAATGGAAAAACTCGGCATCAGCAAAACAAACGAGTATGTCCAAAAAGCAGAATACTACGCCAGCCAAACACCCGGTCAAGTGCTAAATGAGTGGAACACAGCCGGAGCTGTGATCTCCCGGCAATTAGAGACTGACGCAGCCAGATAGGCTCTCCTCCGAAGCTCCGGCGCGGCTGATAATACTGCTTGCCTATGCTGCGCCGGGGCGCTTATCTAAAACACTTGTTTATGAATATCTTACAGCTTGAACACATAAGACAGTATAGAACATTAAGCAACGCCGGGAGGAGCAAAAATCCTGCACTTTTATATCTGCCTGTTTGGCAGAGCATTAGACCGCATATCCGCCATCACCGAGAAGCGCCTGCGAAAATAAATGGTTACAAACAAGGCTAAATTTCCCTATATAGTATATAGGGGCGGTCTATGCGCAACGCATAACTTTTTAATGTGGGGGATTGTCATAATGCGAAATGTATGCTATAATGAACTTATAGAGTATGGACAGCATAGAACAGAAAAAAAGACTTGACAGGATTTGCAGCCGCAGCATCCTTGCACCAGATAGTGATAGTGTGAAAGGAGAACAAGATGCAAGCAAACACTGCACAAGTGATCAGGATGCCAGGACAGGCTGCTGTTCTGACGGAGGAACTGATGCGCGAGTGGATCGACAGCACTGACTGCAACCACTGCACGCGGAGAGCCTACAGCACCGCCATCCGGCAGATGCTGGACTATTTCAATCTTATCGGCAAAACGCAGCCGGAGCGCAGCGATTTGCACGCCTGGCGCACCGAGCTGCTCAAGGATCACGCCGCAGGCACAGTGAGCCTCTACATCACAGCGGCAAGGCTCTTTTTCAAATGGCTGGATATGGAAAACAGATTTGAGGACATATCGCGAGGCATCAAGGGCGCAAAGTCAGAGCGCGGATTCAAAAAGGACAGCCTCACACCGCACGCCGCGCGCGAAACGCTGGCGGCGGTTAATGGACTGCGCGACACCGCCATCCTGACGCTTATGATCACCACTGGACTGCGCTGCATCGAGGTAAGCCGGGCAAACATCGAGGACATCCGCACAGTGGGCGATTCAGCAGTGCTGTATGTTCAAGGCAAGGGCAGGCTGGAAAAAAACGAGTATGTGAAGCTATCGCCACACGCGCACAAGGCGCTGCTGGCTTATCTTGCCGATAAAAAAGAAAACACTGGCGCGCTGTTCACCAGCACCAGCAACAACAGCGCCGGCAAGCGGCTCACCACAACATCCATCAGCGCCATCGTCAAGGCGGCAATGAGAGCCGCCGGATATGACAGCAAGCGGCTCACGGCGCACAGCCTGCGCCACACAGCGGCAACCTTGAATCTGATGGCTGGCGGCACTCTCCAGGAAACGCAGCAGCTGCTCCGGCATCAGAACATCAACACTACTATGATCTACAGCCAAAACCTTGAGCGGATGGCAAACCAAAGCGAAACACGCATTGACGCAATGATTTTTAACGCAGACTAAGCAAGGAGTAACGCAAATGCGCGAGAAAGCACTAAAGACGCGGATTGAGTGGAAAGGCTACAAAGGGCGCAAGGTAACAGTGCGTCAGGCGCTGAATCTGCTGAAACGGAGTTATCACGATTTGCACAAGATCCTGGATGAGCAAGGCACGAATGAAAGCAGCCTGATATTCAAGGATGTAGTGGGCGGCATCAGTTATTATTTCATCCTGCATTTCAAGCGGATCACACCGCAGACACCAAAGGCTCAACCTCAGTTAAGACACATAATCACAAGTAGAACTAAGCCGATTGCGCTAAGCCGGGAGGACACTGTTTACACTGTTGTTGAACTGGCGGACTTGCTCCGCGTCAGCAGGCTCACTGTGCTGGATCTGATATATAAGGGCGAGATCGAAGCCTTTGCGATCGGCAGCAGCTGGAGGATCACCGGCACAGCGCTCAACGCCTATATCAACGAGAATATGGAGCGGCTCAAGGAGGCGGTCAGTGGACGAAAAAACAAAGGCACGAATTAAAGAGCATATCGACCTCCATCTAAACGCCGCAGAGGCGGCGCTTAAGGGATTTGAAACAGCCAAAACCATAGTTATCACTGACGATGCAGGCTTTAATGTTACCATCGAGAAAAGCGAGGAAAGCATCAAGAGGCTGCGGCAAACTGTTGCGATTTATACGCAGCTTAAAAAAGATTATGATGCCGGCAATTTCGACACCGACACAATGGTTATTGTGCGCGAGATCGTATCAAAAGAGCTACCCAAAAAGCGCGCCATCTGGCAGAACAAGAACACTAACCAGCTGGCGGCTGCCATACTCGCGCCCACCGAAATCACCGACAAAAAGAAACAAGTCCGTGAGCCAGTCACCAGGTATAAATTAGCGCCGGGCATCATATATGACGGATTGCAGAAACTGACACCGCAGACGCAAGTGGACATAGTGAGGTTTGCTGACCTGTGGTCTGAACACTGGGGAAAGACAAAATCTGTTGAGCTGCGCTTTTTGATAAAGGATGTGATGGCAGAGTGGAATCTGAACTCATACTCATCGTTTCGCCGGCGGCTTACCAATATCGCATATGCAATGTCAAGCCTCAAGCACCCGGAGCCTGGCGGCGGTGCAAGTGTGTTTTTTCCGCGCGTATTCATAGAGCAGAACACCGGTTATTTTGTCATCCAGGCAAATCAATCCTTGATTGATGACCTTGAGACTTGCAGCTCTCCTCTGCTGATTGATGCCGCATATTGGATCATAAATGCACACGATTTTCCTTATGCACCGATCATCCTGCGCAAGCTAACCTCTCAAGAGCAGCTGAACCGCAAAAATAACAAGCCAAATGTTATGCGCTGGCTCAGACTGATAGAGGCTCTGCCATACTTGCCGCAAGAGAAAGTCATCAAGGAGGATCAAGACAGACATTATGAGCGGATATATGAGCCACTGCTGAACAACATTAACCACTTGAAAGAGCGGAAACTGATTGACTGGCATCACATAGACACAGAGCCGCAAAACTGGCAGGAGTTAAAGAAAGGCAAATTCGGATGGAAACTCCTATAATGACAACCGCTTGCAAGGCTGGCACTGGCTGCTGTGCTCTGCAACTCACTGCAAGACAAAGAGTTGTCCTCTTATGTCGCAAATGTTGTCCTCTTATGTCGCAAATGATGTCCTCTTGTGTCGCACATACCATTCACCTAAATACAGCCAAAGCACTGGAAACCAATGTGCATAACTGCGGTGCAAAACACTTGCCAAAAGTCTATAGAAATATAGTAGAATACTATAGTAGAAAACCGCACTGCCTGGCGGCAGCGGTTTCAGTTTTGCCGATAATAAATAATGTGCCATCCTCAGACATCTATGCGGAACAAGCACACCAGGATGAAGCCAACGGAGGACACTATGCCTGAGAGCGAAAGCACCGAACTTATGGAAACTTATGCTTATGAGCCGATCAATCGGCACGGACTTACCCGGAAGCAGGAGCGCTTCTGCCGGGAGTATCTGATCGACCACAACGCCACACAGGCAGCCATCCGCACCGGCTACAGCACCGAATCAGCCAGGCAGATCGGCTCGGAAAACCTGACAAAACCTAACATTTCAAAACGCATCGAGATGCTTGAGCAGCAGCTTGGCGAATCCGTCAGCATCAGCAAGGCGGAGATCCGTAAGGATCTGCAGAGCATTATCGACAATCCTGACGCCACCTTTTCCGTCAGGCTGCGCGCCATCGAACTCAAGGGCAAGATGATCGGCGCGTTTGCTGGCAAGGAGGAGGGCGGTGATGATGGTGATATGCTGATGATAGACCCGGAAATATATGAACTGCTTGAGAAACTCGCAGACCACCACCGGGAGGCTCAGGAATAATGCAACATCTTATTTATCGGCAAAAATCTACTTTCGCTTATGGTAATTAACAACATTAAGGGAGTGAGGAACTGATGACGGAGATCATATCGATCATCAATCAAAAGGGCGGTGTAGGAAAGACAACGGCGGCGCTGCAGCTTGCTGCTGGACTGCGCCGGCGGAAAAAGCGAGTGCTGAACATTGACCTTGATCCTCAGGCAAATATGAGCTTCACGATGCACGCCGGGCTGGATGCGCCGAACTCGATGGATCTGCTCACCGGGAAAGCCACCGCCAGCGACACCATCCAGCAAACGGAGCAAGGCGATATAATTGCCGCAGGCGCGGCACTGGCGGCAGTGGACAGAGTGCAGGATGCCGGATGCCTGGCAAGGGCGCTCCAGCCGGTTAAAGATGCTTACGAGTATATCATCATTGACACGCCGCCTGCGCTGAATATGCTCACGCTGAACGCGCTCACGGCAGCCACCAGCATCATCATCACCACCAAAGCAGATGTTTACTCACTGCAGGGCATTGCGCAGTTGGAGCAAACCATTGAGGCAACCAGGCATCACACAAATCCAAATCTCGCCATCGATGGCATCCTGATCGCATACCACAAGCCTCACGCTGTCCTGGTGAAAACTATGACGGAGAGCCTGCGCCAAATAGCGGACAGGCTCGACACCAGGCTTTATAAAACCGCCATCCGCGATTGCATTGCTCTCCAGGAGGCGGAGATCTCAAAGCAGGACATATTCACCTACGCACCGCGCAGCAACGCTGCCGCCGATTATGCCGCGTTTGTGAAAGAGTTTATATCGAGGAGGAAATGATGCCGAAAGACAAGAACTGGCACGGAGTGCTTGATGACCTTTACGCAGGCAGCAAGTCGCTGACACAAGACACTGACACAACACAGCAACATCAAGAGCCGACACAAAACATTGACACAACACATCAACACAATATGGAAGCTGTGCCAGCTCGCGCATTGCCGGGAAACGCAGAGCGCAGAAACCAGCGAGTGCAACTCTGTTTCAAGCCATCCACACACCGGAAATTGACGGATCTGGCAAGCAGCGCAGGCATCAGTTTGAACAACCTGGTTAACAGCATCCTTGAGGACTACATTGAACAGCATAAGCTGTGATCCGCAGGCGCTATTTCTGCACTGCGAGTGTGAAGCAAAAAAAAACGCGTATGCGCGCGCGAGAGCGGCTCAAACCATCTATTAGAGAGGCAAGCAAGGCAATGGCAAGCAAAAACATCATCATTAACGAAATGGAAAAGGCGGAGCTGAAAAGCCATCTGCTGGATTTTCTACAGCAGCACGCCGGCATCGAGGTAAGCAACCGCGAGAATTTCCGCTGCTTGAATCCGGCGCACGAGGACAGCAGCGCCTCGATGCACTATTATGATAGCAGCGACCTGGTTTACTGCTTTGGCGGCTGCCGCAAGTCTTATGACATATTTGACTGCATCGGCTTCACTTATCCTGCGGCACGAAACAGCTATGCGGCTCAAGTCAAGATTGCGCGCGAGCTATACGGAAACGCTGCAGCATACTTATCTTTATCGGCAAAAGAAGCTAAACCTAAAGGCAGCGCCGCCGACAAGGCAAAGGAGCTGCCGCCGGATCAATCCGAGTTTTATAAGGACTGGCACGATGCACTGATGGAGAGCGATGCGGCGGTTTCATACCTGACGCAGGCGCGGAAGATCCCTTTGAAGATGATCCAGGATTATCACATCGGCTATGATCCCAAACGCAAGTCAATCATCTTTCCAGTAAATCCTCATTTCTACACAACTCGCGCCATCACCGGCAGCGATAAGTTTATGCAGCCGAAACAGTGCGCAGTTACGATCTGGAACAGGCTGGCGCTGCATAGCGGCAAGCCAGTGTTCATCACGGAGAGCATCCTGGATGCGCTGTCAATCATTGCACTCGGTTTCCAGGCTGTTGCGCTGAACAGCTGCAACTTTTGTAAACGCCTGACTGGATATATCGACAGCAGCAACATCAACACGCCGCTCATCATCCTGGCGCTGGATGCAGACAAGGCTGGCAATGATGCCGCCGCTCAACTTGAAAAGGATTTGGCAGGGCGCAACATTGCCACCAGCAGGCTCAAATACCCATCCTGCGGCTGTGCCGGTGAGCGCCAGTGCAAGGACGCAAACGAGTATCTGATCAATCACAGAGAGGCATTTCAGCAAGCCTGCGCGGATGCGGCAGGCGGTAACGCAGAGGAGACAGCGATAGTGAAAGAACACAAACCGGCAGAGCCTCCGATCCCGGCGGATCAACCGCCGACAGCGGAGCAAAACGATAAGGACAGGAAGCGAGTGCAGGCGCGGCAGCGCATAAACGCAGCCAAAGCCAGCGCTGGACTGGACAGCATATTTGAATACAATCCGCAAGCATCCGGCATACCTACGGAACTGAAGCCGCTCAATAAACTCATCAGTGGTAACGAAAAGGGCGGATTCAAAACCGGCTTATACATCCTGATGGGAGCGCCAGGCATCGGCAAAACCTCGCTCTGTGTCCAGATGGCAACGGAGTTTTGCAAGCAGGGCAAGCTGGTGCTGTATCTGCATATGGAACAAAGCCGGGATGAACTGCAGCGCAAGATCATATCCTGCCTCACCCACAAAGCCGCTCACGGATATGCGGCGGAGGCGGATGAGATCGCCAGGATGTCAAAACTCAGTGAAACCAAACGCAACAACATCAAGGAGGCAAAGGCGGAGTTTCTCAAGTGGGCGGAGAATCTACTTATCTATGAGGATACTGGTGATGACGCGCCATCCATTCAAGAAACCTTTGATGACTTTATGCTGGTATATGGCAAAGAGCCGGATGTGATGATAATTGATTATCTGCAAATCCTGCCGCCACTGAATAGCCGCGTCTTGAGCGACAAGCAGAAAGTGGATCAGAATGTTACGCTGTTGCGCAAGCTGGCGCGCAAGCACAAGTTTCCCATTATCGCGCTGTCCATCACTAACCGCGATTCATACGATAAGCCGCTGACGCTGCGCAGCATCAAGGAAAGCGGCGGAGCTGAGGCTGGCGCTGATGTTGTTATAGGTATGCACGCGCCAGGCATCGAGGCAACCTATATCAAAAACAAAGGCACTTATGACTTTAGCTATGACGAGTATTTAAGAAACAGCATTAGCCAGGACGGCAGCCGCGAAGTGGAGGTTATGACGCTGAAAAATCGCGGCAAGCGGCTCAGCAGCATCCGCCTGCGCTTCTATGGCGCATACCACCGATTAACCGAACTATAAAGAAATGGAGGCATCAATGACTGATGAAACCTTACGCGATCCCAAGCTTAACTATCAGCTTGTCCACTTTTACCCGCAGGGCATCGAGACTGAGGAGGCTGTATTTGACGCGGTGATGAGCGCGCTGCGCGAGATATTCAACAAAGGATTGAATCCGCTTGCAACAAAGGCGGCGCTGGAACTGCTTAAATTCCAGTGTGCCGAGATCCTGGAGGATGAGGAGCTGCAGAGTGAAATCACAACCTAAGCAACCGAAACGCCTGCCGGCGCTGTCCATCGAGGATTTCGAGCAGGATGATCTCCACCGCCTGGCGGATGATCTGCTCAAGTGGTTTGATGAAAACGAGGATGAGCCAGTGCTGCGCGCCTTTTTCGCACACCGCAACATCAGCAACAACCTGG